GGGATGCTGCATTAAAAATGACTCCTGCTTTTGAAGCACAGGGAAGTGGTTCTAACCAAACAATAGCAGACAACACAAATTCAAAAGTAACAGTCTATAACACTGAATTATATGATTCAAATAATGACTATACTGATAATAGATTTACTCCTACTGTTGCAGGGAAATATTACATATATGCTACTGCTTATTGGTCAACATCAACATCCAATGATTATCACGATGGACAAATTGCTATTTATAAAAATGGTAGTAATTATGCAGATGTAAATAATAACTGGAACGCAAGTGGTGGAAACGCTAGAGCAGAATATGTTGGTGCTGTTGTAGATATGAATGGTAGCAGTGATTATGTAGAAATATATATTTATCAAAACACAAACTCTGGAGGTTCGATAAGTGTTAGTGCAGGGTCAACAAATTCTAGGTTTGGTGGATATAAGGTTATAGGAGCATAACATGGCACTTAATACATTACCCGCAGGAGCTTTTGCAGATAGTGCAATCACTTCAGCAAAAATTAACTTAGCTAATAATTTTGCTTTTACCGGAACAGTTACTGGTGCGGGAGCATACGAATTACTACAAACTCAAACGGCATCAAGTTCTTCAACAATAACATTTACATCAACTTATATAACAAGCACTTATAATCATTATTATGTAGTGATTGAAGGAGCAACTTTTAGCACAGATGGTTCAAGTGGAACATTTGAATTTTCAACTGATAATGGCTCTAGTTACTCATCTACTGGAAGTTTCTTTGCACAAAATGCTTATGACAGCACATTTCGAGTAGTAGGGCCTTCTGTTTCTCAAAGCAGTATGAACACTTTTACTAGTGTTGATGGTGACGATTCTAATAACAATGGTATAGCAACTTTAGAACTTCATCTATTTAATTTAAATTCAACAACAGATAAAAAATTAGGGTGGGGTATAGCATCTCGACATACGCAAAATGGTGATGCGGGTGGATATAGAATATATCAATATGGTTTAGATACGACATCAGCAATAAATAATATCAGATTTGGTATGTCTAGTGGAACATATGTTACAGGTAAATTTAAAATATATGGAGTGAGATAATGGCTAGACATCATTTAATAGACGGAGTTAAAGTGCCTTTTACAGCAGAGGAAGAAACTGCATGGGATGCTAAAGAAAAAGCATGGGCTGATGGTGCTTTTGATAGAGCCTTGGTTGAATTAAGAGATAAAAGAAACAAATTATTAGCAGAAACAGATTGGTGGGGTGCCTCTGATAATACTATGACAGACGCACAGAAAAAATATAGACAAGATTTAAGGGATTTAACGGCAGGTCTTGATACTGTAGATAAAGTAAATGCAGTTGTCTGGCCTACAAAACCGTGATAATTTAAGCTATGGCATCAACATTTTCAGATAGATTAAAATTAGAATTACAAGCGTCAGGCGAAAACGCAGGTACTTGGGGTGATAAAACAAACAATAACCTTGAGGTCATTGATGCGTTTGTAAATGGTTATTTATCTAAAAGCGTAGCAGGATCTTCTGATGTTACACTTACAACTGCTGATGCCTCAGCGACAGCAGAATCCTCTAACAAAGTTATTGAACTTACAGGAGCTTTGACTGGCAACATTAAAGTGTTAGTACCAGCTAAAGAGAGTAATTACGTAATATTTAATAACACAACAGGTTCTTTTACTTTGACCGTGGCTCCCACTGGTCATACAGCAAATGGGGTAGCTGTTACTCAAGGTTCACACACTATGATCTATAATCAGTCAGATAAGTGTGTTGACGTATTAGGTGCCAAAGTAGGTACAACTGGCACTACTTATATCGGTAGTGGTGCAGAGTTGACAGGCATCGACATTATACCTGCAGGATCTTTGATGTTATTTCAACAATCATCAGCTCCTACAGGTTGGACTAAAGCTACAGCTCACGATAATAAAGCGTTAAGAGTTGTAACAGGCTCTGCAAGTTCAGGTGGATCTAACACTTTTGCAGCAGCATTTAATAACAATCAAACAGTTAGTGGAACTACAAGTAGCACCAGTGTTACTATTACAGGATCTACGGCTGCACACCAACTTACTATTTCCGAAATGCCAGCTCACACTCACACAGAGGGTGGTATACAAGAATTTGGTACTACATCCTCTACTTCAACTGGCACAAGAAACACAGGTAACTCATCACCAGGTAATCAGTTTGAAACACAATCAACTGGTGGCGATGGCAGTCACTCTCATGGCGTTGGAACTTTAGCAGGTGATGCGCACACACATACTTTTTCAGATACATTTAATCTTGACGTGCAGTATGTTGATGTAATTATTTGTTCTAAGGATTCGTGAAACTCAAAGTCAAAGATAATTGTCCTCTCGATAATTTTAATCCATGTCGCAAGTTTGAATGTGGCTGGTTTATACAGATACGTGGTAAACATCCTCAAACAGGTGAAGAAGTTGATGAATATGGCTGTGCCATGGCACTTATGCCTATGTTAATGATCGAAAACTCAAGGCAAACAAATCAAGCAGGATCAGCAATAGAAAGTTTTAGAAACGAGATGGTCAAACAAAACATGACAACTCTGTCAACACTAATGAAAGGTATGGATAAGAAAAAATTAAAATGATAACAGATGATTTAAAAAACCATGACATAAGACTTTATTTAGGTATGCCTATGTATGGTGGAATGCTTAGTGAAAACACGATGCACGGAACCTTAGCTTTACAACAATGGACCTCGGATCAAGGTGTAGGTATGAAAGTACAAACGATTGGTAATGAGTCTTTGATTACAAGAGCTCGAAACACAATAGTGTCTATGTTTTTAGATGATAAAGATTATGTTGGAACACATTTGTTATTTATTGATGCTGATGTTGGATTTGGGCCTGCTAACATAGACAGACTTATAAGAGCAGACAAAGACATAGTCTGTGGCATTTATCCACGAAAATGCATACATTGGAATCAAGTTATAAAAGCAGTAAAAGAAAATCCTAATATTACAGAGGAGCAGGTCTCTTATAAAGCCTTAGGTTATAATTTAAACTTTGAAGATGTATCAAACATTAGATTGCAGGGTGGTTATACAGAGGTCATGGAGGCAGCTACGGGTATGATGTTAATAAAAAGAGATGTTTTTACAAAATTAAAAGAGGCTTATCCAGAGCGAAAATATAAATCTGATCAAATAGTAAATGGAGGTGCTTGGAGGTCAGATAACTGTTATGATTTTTTTGGTGTGGGAAAATTACCTTGGGACAAAGAAGAACGATACTTAAGTGAGGACTATTATTTTAGTAGATTATGGTCTAATATACAGGGTAAAATATGGGCAGATGTGGCCTCGCCCTTAGTGCATCATGGTAATATGCATTTTAAAGGCCATGTAGGAACAATATTCGAGATGGCTAATGGCGTTAACAAAACTAAAACTACAACCAGGGATTCAGAAACAAACAAGTAGTCTTGGTGTATCTAACGGCTATACAGATTGTGATAACATAAGGTTTAGATATGGACTGCCAGAGAAAATAGGTGGTTGGGCTAAAAATACACAAACTACAATTATCGGTGTCCCACGAGATGCTCATCATTGGGTAGCATTAGACGGCACTAGATTAGCTGCACTAGGCACAGACAAAAAATTATACATTTTTGCTAACGATGTTTTGTATGACATTACACCTATCAGACAAACCAATAGCGCAGTAAGTAGTATTTTTACCACAACAAATGGATCAGCAAACGTGACTGTCAACGTAAACGGACACGGAGCTCTTGTGGGTGATGTGGTAACTTTTTCTGGCACTACAAGTTTGTCGGGCACGAGTTTTAGCGCTAGTAATTTTGATAGAAGTTTTGAAGTTAAGTCAGTGACTGGCACGAATTCATTTGTAATTCAACAAGATGCAAACGAATCAACAGGCAGTGTTACTACAGGAACTGCTACGGCTAAGTTTGACATAAACTCAGCTCCGGCTTTTTCTACATTTGGATATGGTTGGGGCACGAATGGTTATGGTGGATTTTCAACAGCAGTAACTAATCTACTCAATGGAGCTTTATTAGATGATACTGCAGGGACAGGAGGATCAGGAACATCAATTACTTTAGATAGCACAACAGATTTTTCAACTGCAGGTAAGATAATAGTAGACGATGAAATAATTTCTTATACAGGTAAAACATCTACAAATTTGACTGGTATTACAAGGGCTGTTGATAGCTCTACAAGATCAGCTCATGCAGATGACTCAGTCGTGACACTGTTTGAAGACTCAGCTAATGCGAATGCATGGAACATACCAAGTAGTAGCTCAAGCACAATTCTAGACGGTAGAGATTGGTCAATAGATAATTTTGGTGAGCTAATGATTGCAACTGCGCTAAACGGATCTACCTTTCAATGGTCACCAACATCTGACGGCCTAGCAGGTAAAGCAAGTCTAGTTACAAATGCTCCAACAGCTAGTAAGTTTTCTTTAGTGTCAACACCAGATAGACACTTAATTTTATTTGGTACAGAAAAAACAGTAGGTACAGCCTCATCTCAAGATCCTTTGCTTTTACGCTTTTCATCACAAGAGGACATTAATACCTACGAACCACGGGCCACGAACACCGCAGGATCACTACGTATACAAGATGGATCTACAATTGTAGGAGCTGATAAAGCTCGTGGTCAAATCTTAGTTTGGACAGATACTTCGCTTCACGGACTACAATTTATAGGACCACCATTTACTTTCGGTCTTAATCAATTAGGTAAGAACTGCGGGTTACTCGGTCAACATGCTGCTGTTGTAGTTAGAGATGTATCTTATTGGATGGGTCAGAATGCATTTTTTGTATTCGATGGTACAGTTAAAAAATTACCATGTACAGTCGATGACTTTGTTTTTGAAAACATAGATCTTACACAAACAGATCAAATTTTTGCAGGAGTCAATACAGAGTTTGCAGAAATTATATGGTTTTATGTAACTAACCCAAATAATGTAACTGACCCACAAATAAATAAATGTGTTATCTATAATTATTTAGAGCAATCTTGGGCGGTGGGCACATTAAATAGAACCACATGGGTTGATCGTGGCGTGTTTCAAAACCCTTTTGCAACTGAATATTTAAAAGATAGCACCGCTAACGCTACACCAACAGTTATTGGATTATCTAATGGTGTTTCACGATATTATAAACATGAATTTGGAACAGATAATGATGGCGCTGCTATGCAATCATTTATACAGTCTGGTGATTTTAACCTTGATGAAGGAGGGGAGCAGTTGATGCGTATCGCTAGATTTATACCTGATTTTAGAGATCAAACAGGTAATGTTAGTGTTACCTTTAGTTTTAAAAATTACCCGTATGGTAATGTGGTAAGTCAAACAGCCACCACTGTGCAAACTACAGATATCAAGAAAGACTTTAGAGGTAGAGGTCGACAAGCTAACTTTAGAATAGAGAGCAATGTAGCGGGTGGTAATTTTAAAATGGGCACATTTACTATAGATGCTTAC